GGATCATCATTAACAAGAAACGCCTTAACAAGCGCCCCATACACAATAATACTATGATGACGAGCCGGAATAAGAAAACCAGCCGTATCCAAAGCCTCCGTAGTAGCAACAGGAGTACGCAAAAAATACAAACGATAATTCGTATCCCCCTCAACAGCAGGATACACAAACATATCATCACCAACAAAATAATAATGCCTAGGAGTACCCGTAGGATCAAGAATACGATAATTCTTCTCCAACACATCCGCCCGCTCAGGAGTCATAATCATATCATTCGACACATCAACAAACGATAAAACACTATTAACCTCATACTGCACAAGCGGAGTACCCGGACTATTAGTAATCTGCACAGGCGTAGGATTAATAACATGAGTATTAGTATCAGGATTAATCCAAAACGAACCACCACTAGTAATCTGCGTAGTACCACTCAAAACCTTAAACTCAAGCACCTTCTCAAGAAAAGGCCAAGGTTCACGAGTAACAACATCCAAATACGCCTCATTCAAAAGCAGCAACTTCTGCGAATCCTCAAAATCCTCAAAACCATACAACTCTAACTCATCATACATCTCATCAAGCGTCACTCGCTTCACCCCCCTTCTCACTCATAAACACCTTCACAACAGGCGACTTACCATGCCCACGAAGGAAATGCTCAACAACCTCAGCAGACTCTTCCGTAGCCTCATCAGCAGCATCCCGAAACTTCTTCTTATGCGCTTCCTGAGACTTCTGAATATCATCAAAAATCTGCCAACCATGCCGCATCGTATCAGCATTACTAACACGACGCAACACCTCATCAACCGACGGAATCTCTCGCCCAAAACCAATCACCGGCATAGCAGGCTCACCACCCGGCATCCTAACATACACACACCAATCCCAAGTATCATAATTACGAGCAAAAAACAAACGCTCATCATATTCCTTTACAGCCCTATCCGCACGATACTCGTCCCACGACAACTCGCCATGCCCCGGAATATAAATACCATTCATTAGCAATCCCACGCCCTCAAACTCTTATTAATACGACTATTAGGATCATTAGCAGTCTTAGCAGACGTTAACTTACGCTTCATACCACGCATACGCGCACAAAACGACTTACGCCTAGCCGCAGCCTTAGCCGACTTAGCCGCCTGCGCCCGCTTAACCGGAGGACGAAGCGTACCACCCGTCTGCGCCTTATACGACGCACGACCCTTAGCATTCAAACCACCACTAGGATTCTTACCCTCTTTCCTCTGCCACGCAGCGGACTTAGCCACCTCAACCACCCCGCTTCTTTTTCTTCTTTAACTTACCAGACTTCTGCAACTGTTTAGTAGCAATAGCATATGCCAACTCCTTCTTCATAGAGGGATTACCACTCATAATACGCTTAACACGATTCTCAAGAACCTTAGGCATACTAACCCCTCCTACGAAAATAAAATCTACGAAGCCTATGCTTCCAATGCGCAAAACCACTCATTAGTTTTTACTCCTGCGTCCGGCAGCAGCACGGCGTTGAAACTCAGCCTTACCATACTTCTTACGCCCAATCCAAGCAGCAAGAGCCTTAGCATTCTTAACGCTCTTCTTCTTACCCTTTTTCTTATCCTTAGCCGCTAGACTCTTGACGAGCCTATCATACTTACTCATCTTAGCCATAACAGCCTCCTTATGTTAGAATAGGGAGGGGCCGAAGCCCCTCCCTACCACTACTAGATACCCGTGTCCGTACTACCGTCAACCTCAATATCATGAATCACAACATGGTTGTTGCGCTTCGTAGCACCAAGGTTCATGTAACGAGTCATAATCGCCTCAAAGGCGTCATAATCCGCCTTCTGACGAAGCGTCTGACCATCAGCATCAAGGAAATGCCAATCCTGATCCGAGAACACCTTAAGAGTGGACTCGTCAAGAATGTACATATTCCCGTACGGAGCGTCAATATCCGAAATAATCGGCATACCACCGTACGAAAGGGTCTTGAAGCCAGCCGCGTAATTCAACGACTCCGGATCAACGTACATCACATCCTGCTGAAGCAGGTTGTAGAACTCACGCTGAATACCAAGCGTCGTAATCATAGCAGTCGGGTTAGAACCCTCAAGCCGAACAAGGTTCAGCGCCTTCTGAATCATATCCAGAGACAGCGTACCGTTGGCAGGCGCAGCCTGCGCATCAATACGCTTGTTATCCCAGTAGGCCTTGCCCGTATCCGTCGGATCAATGCCACCAAAAGCGGTAGCCGACTCCGAAACAACACGACGAAGACCGTCAATCTCGCTAGAACGCGAACCGTCCTGCGAAGTACCACCATCAACGCCCGAACCAGCGCGGAACACATAATTTGCCGTCGTGGTAGAAACAGCCGCACCATCAATCGTGATCGTACCATTGTCATAATCGACAGCAGTAATCTTACGATTAGTAGCAACAGCACCAACAGTAGTCTCAGTGCCAATATCGACAAGCATACCCACGTACAACTGACCCTTGCGGATCGCCTCCTGCGCGTGAGGATTGCTCGCACCCTGAATAGTATTAGACGAAGTGGTAGTACCACACTGACTAATCTTAGCAGTACCATCACCATAGACCTGACGAGCCAGATCCTTCTGAAGATCATTGCGAATACCGTCCAACTCAGACTTAAGAGCCTGAAGGAACGCGCCCGCCTCATTCTTCGTCTTAGCCATCGACGGACCCGTCACCTGAACGCGACCGTACAGGTACTTAAGATCGTAGACAGCCTTATCGTACACCTGATTGCCCGCATTCGGCAGAGCAGCGGCCTCAGCACGAGCACCGATACCACCAGAACGCGACGTATGAAGCGGCACATAAGCCTGCTTACCAACCAGATCCTCCGACCGCGTATTCAAACGCGCCAGAAGAAGAACCTCATTATTCAGTTGCTCAGCAACCGGACCAAGATAATACTCCTTGAGAATGTCGCTAAGCGTCGAAAGCCTAGCACCATTAGTAAGACTCATTCTTGGAACACCCCCTTATATTAGTTAGGAAATGTTACGAATAGCCTCCAAAGCCGCCTTATGCGCGTCCTCCAGATTCTTAAAGCCCGGAGAAGGCGTAGTATTCGGCCCCGTAGGAACAGGAGTCGCACCAGTAGGCACCTGCTTAGACTGCAAATACCCACCAAGTAAACGCTGCTGAATAGCATGATATTGCTCAGCCGCAGCCTGCAAATCACCATTAGTAGCATACGCAAGGCTATAAATAGCCTCCACATCATCATCCGAATAATGTGGATTAGCCAACCTAATCTGCTGCTCCTCCATCTCCAACTGCCCAATAATCTCTGCCTGCTGCTGCTGAATCATCATTTCCTGACGAAACTCTCGCATCTCAGCAATCTCTTGAGCAAGCGCCGGAGGAAGCCCCTCGTAACTCTGTTCAACAGGAGTAGTATCCGCTTGAGTCATACCAGTATCGGCTGGTTGCTCCCAATGCGACTGGACACGCGACACAAACTCGCTTGCAGCATGAGGGTCAGTCTCCAATCGCCTAACGAAGTCCACGATATTAATCGCCTCATTAGGACCTACACCCAACTCGGAAAGCGAATCGTTAAAACGCCGCAATTCCGCAACCTCCTGAGTCTTACGAGTATAATCAGCCTGCATAGACCGATACACCTGCTGTAAATCCTCAGGAAGAGTAGACGGATCAAACCCCGTAAAGGATTCAGCCTCAAACTGATTGTCCTCCACAGGCGCCTCAACCGCCTCCTGAGCCTCCGGCATCTCCTCCGGCAACTCACCGACAAACGCCTCAACAGCGCCGTCCAAATCGAACTCTGCCATTAGTCTTCTCCTTTACTTAAGAGTCCCACAACGGGTTGCTCTACAACGACTTCGGCATCGACAATCTCAGTAGCCCGACTCTCAGCCGCACTAACAAGACCATCAACAAAACCACCCATAAGTTCCTTCATATCCTCCCGCGACGGAAGCGTATGAACAGTCTCAGTTCGCTTAGTAGCAAGCCCAGACGCAAGACGAATCTTATCATCCATAATACCCACCACCGTAGCAATTGCTGACAACTGCTTAACCTCCGCATCAGGAATCAACTCTTCCAACTTATGCATGGCCTGTTCCCGAACACGATTCGCATGATTAACAAACAAATACTGCTGCTCAGGAATCTTATCAAGCACCTCCTCAGGAGGGCCATTCTCTTCCCACTCACGCACCCAATACCTAAACGTACCATGAGGAATATTACAATCCCGGCTAGTCTTACGAACATTCTTATCATTCGCAATCCATTGAACATACGCAGCCGCTTTATCCTCAGACGACCACTGAATATGTTTATTAGAAGACAACCTTACTCATTTCCTCCTCATACTGCTGACGCATCTTCTGCTGATGCATAGCATCCTGCTCAGACAACTTACCCGCCAACTGCTCCTGCAAACCACCAATAGCCGCACTACCCGGAGCCTCAGCATTAGGCTTATCCTTATTATCAATAACCACAGTATCAAGCGGCGGCTCCAACAACTCTTGCGGAGTAACACCCTTAATACCCGAATTACCAATAATCTTAGAACCAGTCGTAGGACCAACAGCACCACGCAACTGAAGCGACACCTTAGGCGCCTCACCAGTCGGTAGATTCTTCGCATCCAACGCCTGCTGCGTCAACATAAAATGCTTCTGAAAACGCTCCTGAACATCAAGAGGAAGCATCTCAAACTCTGGAGACTTCATATACAACGCATGAGTCTCCAAATGCGCCGCATGATTCTCAAACGGCAACGGCTGCAAACCAGCATCCATAGACTGCTGCAACAACTCCTGCGACATAGGCAACGGTTGATTCGTCATAGGATCCACATCAGGATTCATCATAGCCATCATTAACTGCTGCTGAGCCTGAGCATTAGCAGCCTGATTAATAACAGCACCATCAATCAACTTATCATGCTCACGCATAGCCTGCTCCTCATCCGCTTGGAACTGAGCCTGCAACGTCTTAAAATCAGCCATATCAAGATACTTATACGCCTTCGTAGGACTAATAATACCCATCTGAAGCATCTGCAACACACGCGCCTGCCTACCCGCACGAGTACGAGGAAGACCAGAACCCGTCTCAACCTTAACCCCAACACCCGCAAGAATATCAGCAGACTCAAACCGCTCAATCTTAGGCTTAGAACCCATACCCGTAAGCATAAGCATACGCGGCTCCTGATAATACTTCTGAGCCAACTCAAGCATAAGATTACCCGCCAACTCCAAAGACTTCTCCATCATAAGAATTTGAGGAGCCAAACGATCAACAGCAGCCTCCTGCAACAAATCAATCGCCACACCAGCCTCAACATTTGGGGGCACATCACCCTGAAGAATCTCAGTCAAACCAAAAACATCCTTCAAACGCTGACCAAGATCCTGCAAATGATCAAACACATAACCCGGCAAACCCGGAAGCGGAATACTCTCCGGAACACGACCAGCAACCGGATTATACTCAAAAATAGCCCCCGGCTCATCCGTAATACGCTGACGCAAAGAACCAACCGGAGCCAACATCTGCGGCTTCAACGTAAGATTCTTATACTCAATCAACTGCGACAACGTACGATTCAACTCCTTCTGAAGCGGAATCGCCTGCTCAACAACCGACGTATCATACAACTGCCCCGGAATACGAAGACCCGGAAACTTCACAAGCGGCAACTTCATAAACGGATAAGGCCAATCCGACTCATACAACACAATACTCGGATTCTTCGTAAACACCACATAACGACCATTAGGATACTTAGGACTAGAAAGAAAATACCCAATATACACCACACGAACATTCTCCTCAGTCTTCGCATCCACAGACCCAAACAACCCCGGAAGCGTCTCATCAGGATAACGATTAACAGCATTAGGCTTTAACCTAACACCATAACGCGACTGAATATCCTTAGGACTCATCGCATGAACACAAATCGCCCACTTACAATCCTCAAACACCTGAGCAGAATCATCCAAATACACATCAAAAGGAGACATAACCTCAACCTTAATATCCCCCTCAAACACCTCCTGCTCAAACTCAGACGCATCCAAACCAAACTCTTCCAAACGCTGCTTAAAAAAGTGCTCAACCAAAGGATTAACAATAGGCTGACCAGACTCAGGCTCCACCATAGTCTTAATACTATTACCCGTCCGATCATCCCAACTAATCTTCCAAAAACCATTACCACAAATAATCGACCAAAGCATCGCCTCTTCACGCTTAGAAGACAAACTAAACTGATCCCACCAATACTCCAACAACGCCTCAGCAACCTCAGTCGCCTTCATAGCCTCATAAGAAGACTGGCCCGGAGTCGCATAAAACTGCGGCTTCGACTTAACAAGACGCGCCAACAAACCATGCGTATGAGGCGCAATCTGATTAGCAACAAGCCTCACACGATAACGCGGCTTATCACCCTCATCCGTAGGAAGCGACTCAATCCGACGCGACTTCCGATTATAAAACACATACTGCTTACCCTTATAAAACGCAAGATTCAACTTCCACTGACGCTCCATAGTTTCACGCTGACGCTGCAACTCGTCAACCTTCTTCACAAGAGAATCCGCAGGAGCGAACCCCTGAGGAACATCACTATTACTATAAGCACCCTCTCGGTCCACTCCACACCCCCTTATTAATCAACAAATTGAATATCCGCAGGCACAAGCCCCGTAGACTCTAACAACGACTTATACTCCGAAGGACTAATAATACCATGCTGCAACGCCCAATCAGCGTCCTGCTCGTCCTCACTTACCCTTAGTTGCCCCAGAGGAACGTCGCTTAGCGGGCTTGCTCCCTCCAGCCTTAGCCTCTCCAGCCTCAACCTCTCCGACTCCAGATTCAACATCTCCTGCGTCCACGCTCTTTGCGTTTCCAGAATTTCCTGCATCACGCTTAACAAGAGTGTATCCCGCTTGCTCCGCCAACCAAACAATCGTCTCCTCCTTAACAACCCGATTACGAGACATACGCATAAACGGGGTAGCATGATTACGAATACCCGTATCTAAAACAGTCTCACCCGGAAAAATACGCTCACCAGTGATAGCATCACCAGCATTACTACCAATCTTCTTAAAACCAGTCATAATTACCACATACTCCCTAAATATTCGTCAACATAACGGTCTTCTTTCTTAACAGAAGGGCGATCAGCAATCACCCAATCCGGCAAACCCCCCGGATTATCGTTAGACTCCTCAATAAACGAGTCTCCAAGGAGCGCGCCAGCCGTACGAAGCGCAATCTCCACCGAATCCAAACAGTCATCCTTCGGATTCGACATACTCGCATCATAATTAATCCACTCGTCAATAAAATCCTTATGCTCAGCCTTAATACGCACCTTACCAATCCTAAAAAGCGGCGACATAGCCATCAAACGCTCAAACTTCTTACCCTTAGCAAAAATAGGCACAATAGG